TACCTAAATTAGGTATTAAAGGTATACTCCAAGGCGATTTCATGTTTGATTCTTCTGCTATAGAAAAGGAAGTCATTGATGGTGTACCACATTACACGTTTAAACCTAATACAATTAAGTATGCTGTAGAAGCAGATTCAAAATTAGGTAAAGAGGTAGCTAATTCCGTATTTGGTATTGTGTTCCATACAGGTTATAACGACTTGACTAGTAGTCCACAGTATGGTATTAATGTAAAAGGGCTTAAAAAGGTACCAGGTGTATGGGTTGACGATGCTGTATTTACAGATAGCACTGGTACTGTTAATTTGACAAAGGATGAGACAAAACAGATACGTGATTTAGTTAAAACGGCTGACACAATAAAAATTAATTACAGGGAGCTGCCATTAGATCTTCTTAACATTTACGCTAACTCAGAGATTCAACAAGGTAAGTTTTTAGAGGATGCAGAAATGTCGTATAATGGATTTACTGACTGGTTTAATACTAGAATGAAGAAAGAAATTGATAAACGTAAATCTAAAGCTGGTAAACTTAAAGTAGAGGAGAGTTTTAAGAAAAAATTAGCAGAAATACGTAATGATAAAGAAGATATCGTTAATCTTTTTAAGGTAAGTAAGCTACTTTCGCAAGCAAAGCAAATTTTTATTAACAAGTATAATAACGCAGTATATAACACTAAACACTTTTTAGATGCAGAGGACGGAACGCTTAAGGTGACTAATCCAGAAGGCTACGTCGCGGTAAGTAACGATGGTAATGCAATAAAATTAGTCGATAGACTTGAGTTTAGTAGAGCAAACTTTAACGCTGGTAAACCAGGAGCGAAATAATGAGTAAAGATCAAGTAGCAGAACTAAGAGAAGATATAAGACGTCTAAATCAGACTATAATTAGTGAGTGTAAGGATATTCATAACAGAATTAATCCTGTCGCTGAGGATTTAAAGGTTGTAGTAGATAAAACTAATAGACATGACAAGATTATATGGGCTACCGTAGTAGGTATTGTAACTGTATCTGGTATGTTTGCTAAACTTTTACTTTTACCATCATGAAGACGTTTAAAGAGTATTTCGAGCAAGAGGAGGTTAGGGATACTGTTGGTATACTACCAGGTGGATTTAAGCCACCTACTCTAGGACACTTTTTAGCCTTAAAAGATTTGCTCGAAAAAGCTGATCGAGGTATTGTTTACGTAGGTACAGGAGCGCGACCGCTTGTAGCAGATGATCCAAGTAAAGGATCTATCACACAACAGCAATCAAAAGCTATATGGGATATTTATAAAAATCATTTTAATAAACCTGTAGAGATTATTGAATCCCCTATTTCCCCAGTGAAAGATACTTATGATTTTGCTTTAGATAATGATGATGTAAATATTATTGTAGGTGCTGGGGGCCCTCGTAAGCTTAAGGGTGGTGGTTTTACGGATGGTGATATGAAAAGGTATGAATCATTTACTAAGAATAAAGAAAAGTATCCACATGTCGCTCTAAAAGAAATTGAATCTAAACAAGATATTAAGGGTGAAGTTGTAAGAAAGGCAATAGTGGATGATATTGATCTAGCAATAGAGAACTACTTTCCAGATGTACTTAACGAGACAGATAAAGATACCATAAAGTCAATACTTCAAGCATAAATATACACATGAGTAAGAGACAGGATAGAGCTAGCTTACAAGAGGCTTATGAATCTGTAAACGAGATGGTTGGTGGAGCTCCTATTATAGCTGTAACTGGTCTTGATCCACAACAAACTAATAAATGTGGTTGTGGAAGCAATGAATGTGACTGTGATAGTCATGGTCATGGTGGTGAGGAACATGATAATTCCGAAATTCACATGGCAAAAGCAGAACTTAAAAAAGCTGCTGATTATGCTACTCAACTTTCAGCTATATTAGATAATTTAGATGGACTGGAAGGCTGGACAGCTTCAAAAATCACTAAAGCCGCTGACTACCTATCGTCTGTGTATCACTGGTTGGATTATGATGCTAACCAATCTCAAGACCCTGGTATGTTTAACGTAGGCTGTGAGCACAGCCCTGAGTATCAAGATAGGCCGTAATACACTATATTAAAATGAAAAGCTTTCTACAGTATATACAAGAAAAATCAGTTGTTGGTTTAATTGAGTTCTTTGATATTGACGGTGTAGGTAAAACACCTGCTAAGCTAGACTCGGGTAACGGTGCATATAATGTATTACACGGTGAAGATATTCAAGAACAAGGTAATAAGGTGTTCTTTAGAACTGTTAACGGTAAGACCTTACTTAAAGATAAAAAGGGTGAGATAACTATTAACGTTGGAGCAGGTAATTCAGAGCATAGACCTGTAGTTAATTTCGATTTTAAGATAGGTAATAAGGAATTTAAAGATATTCCTTTCTCTATAGGTAATAGATCGACTAACTTATATAAAATACTTGTAGGTAAGGATTTTATTGAGAATAAACTCGATGCGCTAATTGACGTCAGTAAGGAAAATATAGCCGACGACGATTTAGAGGTTAAGTATTAATAATACCAAGCTGGTATATTTCTTTTAGTCCAGAGAGCGAATGGCTTATCATGGATAATATACTGCCTATACTGTTCAATAACAGGTAAGTTGTTAAAGTCTTTATTTAACTTTCTACAATCACAGTCTGCATTAATAGCTACTGCATATTCTGTTAAACCCTCTCTAGACATAATGGTATTATGAACATTATCTAGACACCATTGAATAAATGTCTTTGTAAAGTGCTCATTAGAGTCTGGCCAGCGAAACATACGCTCAGTGAACATTTCTAAGGTATGCTCCGCTAACCAAGTGAAGTTATCTTTTGTCTCTCTAGCCCATATTGAGCATTGATGCTTAAAATAACCTTTACCTCTTCGACGCGGCTTACCTGTTGATGTACGTGGTGTAGATGGGTGATCTAAAACTTCTTGTGGAAACGCATGTGCTAACATAATTGCTCCTTCAATCTGCATTTTAGATCTTACATGCTTATCACAAAGCTCGCGCGCTGATTGTATAGGGTCATCATCAGTTACAAAAATATTCATAACTAATTATATGATAGTTCCTATTTATTAGTCTCAATAGCTTCTACTATTTCCTCAAAACCTTTAACTAACTCGAAATCATCTTTAGATCTTTTAATTAATAAGGTAGGTACAGATTTAACACCAAATTCTTTAAGAAGCTCTGGTTCATCATCTACATCGATCATGTCTACCTTTAAACTTTTCTGCTCTAGCATATTCTTTAACATGTGACAAGGGCCGCACCACTCAGCAGTGAATAATTTTATTGAAACCATATACAATATTATAATAATAAGCATAAATATCAACATGAGAAAGTTATCTCAAAAAGAATTGGTACGAGAAGGAGTTGGTGACTTCATAAAGAATACTGTTAAAGGTTCAGCTGTTCTAGGTGGTAGAGTACTTAAAGGGTTAGCGAAAGCTGCTTCACCAACAGCTACTGATCAGCTTCGTAAATTCGGTAAAGCATTTAAGGATACAGATAAAGCAGTAATTGCAGCGACTACACCAATAGATCAAAGAATAGATAAGTACTTTAAAGATATGGGGTATAACGTTAATCGTACAACTGCAGGTGCAGATAAAGGTATATATGTTGTACAGGTAAGTGAGATAGGATACGACGACGATGGAAGTGAGGTTAACAATATAATAAAAAAACCGTATGTTATTAGAGTTGAAAAAAGTGGAATTAAGATCTTAAGAGGGCCTAGAACACCAGTAAGTAGTAAAGGTCATGCCCGCTCACAAGATTCAGCTGCACAAGATTCAGCTGCACAAACGCAAGGTGAACGGCCGCAACCTGCAGCTGCTAATGGCCAATAATAAAGAAAGTTAAAAAAGTTTGCTGAAACACTTGCATTCCGGTTCTCAAATGAATAAGTGGTTAGTAGAGCGCTAAAAGAAACCTATATCTCTAAATCTAAAGCTCTATATTTAATATAATTTCAGTTGACTTTCTTCTTGCACCTGCTATAATTATATTGTATGAGGTTCACAAGCAATAAAGTAATTAATTTAGGATCTGCAGCTTTCAGGCAATGGAGATCAACTCACAGTCACTGTCAATTTATTCACGGTTATAATATTACAGCTGATATAACGTTCGAGTGTGATGGATTGGATGAACGAAATTGGGTTATGGATTTTGGAGGTCTAAAAGATCTTAAGAAAACTCTAGAGCATACATTTGATCATAAATTAGTTGTTGCATCAGATGATCCACAACTTGAATTAATCAAACAGCTAGATGCAGCTGGCGTAGCAGAAGTTGTTGTTCTAGATGGTGGTGTTGGCTGTGAGCGATTTGCAGAATTTGTATTAAAGACGTCTGATACTTATGTTGATGAGGCAACAAGTGGTAGAGTGAGAGTACAGAGTGTACAAATTAATGAGCATGGTAGTAACTATGCTACTTGTTATAGAGGTAATAAGCAGACAGTTACACAACAAGAGTTTGTAACCGGTGCAACTAACTCTATAGATGTCAAATTTGAAGAAGCTTCGGAGCAAAGTGATACAACTACCACTACTACAGGTAATATAGCTGGAGCAGCTAGAGTAGGACCAGCTCCTAAATCAAACAGTATGGGTAATCCTTTCGCTGGTACTTCATGGGGTTAACTATCAAGGATACCACATATAAACCGTAGTATCTTACTACGTACAATCTCTTTGATACCGAATTTATATGCATAAATTCCATTATCTATACATTTTTCTGTATCAAACTTTTTAAAGGTATCTTCAAATCCCGTTTTACGTACATCAGATTGCTTACAATCACCAGCAACTATATATTTTGAGTTACGACCGAACCTTGTTAAGATAGTAGTAAGTTCACCTTGAGATAAGTTCTGTGATTCATCTACAATAATAATACTATTGTTAAATGTTAGACCTCTAACGAAGTTAACAGGTATCGCATCTATTAAACCTTTTTGTTTAAGCATAGAACATGCACCTTCACCAGCAATCTCTCTTACTTTCTCTAATAAAGGCATTGCATAAGGTGAAAATTTATCATCAACCTCACCTGGTAACGATCCGAGACTTCTTTCTGCTGACTCTACTACAGATCTAATATAGATAATTTTCTCTATTTCACCCTCTTTAAGTAGTTCTAATGCAGCGTATACAGCTATATATGTTTTAGCGGTACCGGCCGGTCCATCAACAAAAGATATCTTTGTATTAGTATCAATAATACTTTCATAAAATTCCTTATGTTTAGGGTTAAAATAAAAAGGTCTCTTTATCTTAAAATTAAGTAACCAATTGGTACTAAATTCCTCTTCTAATATCTCGACAGGTTTTCGAGCAGTTTTTCGACTCATTCTAAAATATTTATATTGTAATCCGGAAATGCTATACTATAATAGGTATATGGACTTAGATAAAGAGACTTTGATCTTGTCAGATGATAAGATTTTCTATACTATAGAAGGGGAAGGTGAATATGTCGGGCAGCGTTCACTGTTTATGAGGATGGCGATGTGTAACCTAACTTGTATTGGGTTTGCATCTGAAGACTCTCCTCACGGTTGTGACTCTTATGTCTCTTGGACTGTGAAGAATAAGATGACCTTCAATGAGATCTTTAAGATGATGGAAGACAATAACTGGATTGAGAAGCTCGAGAAGGGTACGATCTGGAAACTCACTGGAGGTGAGCCTCTTATTCAACAAAAGCAATTGCTTAAGCTTGTAGATGAGTTTATCTATCGATATGCATTTGAACCTAAGATTGACTTTGAGACTAATGCTACTCTTATGCCTGATCCAAGATGGCATGATGAGCTTGGTGCTACCTTTACTACTTCACCTAAGCTAACTACTAATGGTGATCCTGAGTCAAAGACTTATAAGCCAGAGGTACTTAAGTATCATAGAGAGATTGGTTCAGGCTTTAAGTTTGTTATCAATGACCCTGATGCTGATATCAAAGAGATTTGGAATAAGTATGTTGAAGATGAGCATGGCATTAATGTTCCTCGTGAGCGTATTTGGTTTATGCCTTGTGCTGGTTCTCGAGAAGAACATATTGAGAATGCTATAGCTGTTGTTGAGTATGCTAAAGCAATGCATGTACATTTCTCACCTCGATTACATCTCCTAGTTTGGAATATGGCGTTAAAGGTATAATGAATATATATTCGTTTCTTGCTAATTTTTAAATGAGTAGTAAATAACAATATGAGAATTGCTTTTAGTGGTACAGCAAATAGCGGTAAGTCAGTAATGATAAAGAGTTTTCTCCATACGTGGACAAATTACGAATCACCGGCAGATACATATCGCGACACTCTTAAAGAAAAGGGCTTAGATCATTCATCTAATACTACCCCAGAAACGCAAACTGTTATATTAGATTCTCTAATTGATCAACTTCTGGGTAAAAAGGTTTCAGATAATGTCGTATATGATAGGTGTTCGTTAGATGCTGTTGCATATACAATGTGGGCAAACGGTAAAGGTATTGAAGGTTTTACAGATGAGTTTGTTAAAAAGCAGATTACGATGTCGCGTGAATCGTTACGATCGTTAGATATTATATTTATGACTCGCTTTAATGAACAACAAGGAGTTGTTGATGATGGTGTTCGTGATACAGATGTTAATTTTATTAAGGAAATGGATAATATTTTCTACACTTTATATATGCAGTATATGACTCAGGCTGATGCTGATGTATTTTATCCAAAAGGTGACTCACCGTGTGTTATATTATTACCAGATAATCCTCAACAACGTATTGAATTAATATCAGAATATGTAACACCAGAGGGTGGAATGTATGGAGATGAAGAATCTATTTTAAATCCAAATAATATTGATGATCTTGAGTCATTAGTTCGTATGCAAAAAGCAGAACTAGATAGAGAAGAAAACGAGAAGGAACTCTTTAAGCAATTTGGGTTAAAGCAAGGTGAATCTGATCGTTTTAAATTTTAAAACGTTTGAATTTGGAAACCTAAAGCAGAGCTAGTTAAAGTGTAGGCAATCGAACCGCTGTCTATATTAATTGCACTTAAGTCAACATAGTTTGTTGCTTTATCCGATTCTACAAACTGTACAAACTTTTGTGATGCATTTTCTAAAACTGGTGCAGATGGTAAAATTATATAATTAGTATTAGAAAAATTATTATCAAAGTTAAATCTTACAACATGCGAAGCGACAACATATTCAACAGAGGCAATATTGGTACTTGCAACAGTTACTGCAGAAAACTCATCATCACCTGATAGAGTAACTAAAGCTTTTGTAGTATTACCAACAATTGTAGCGCTTAATTCTGCTACATCTGTATCAACTTGACTAGATAGAGAGTTAAAATTAGCTGAAAGTGTATCAATATCAGTAGAATGTTGCGTAATTGTTGTACCAAACGTTGTATTATCTAATCCAATTATAAAATTGGCAAAATCCATAATATTAGTACCTTCGTCTGTCTCAATTAAAAGCAAATCACCGTCGGCTACAGAAAACGTTTCAGGTAATTCTTTAATATTGTAGATTAAATTTTTATTATCAACGCACGGCATATCTATATTTATAGTTGAAATAGCGTTTTTGGAGTATAAAATATAAGTAATGAGTAAGATTGGTGTAGGTATTATAACATGTGATAGGGTAAATATGTTTAATGTTTGCTTTGAGTCTCTCAGCGATGAATGGTATGATGAGTTAGTAGTAGTTGATGATGGGAGAAAGGAATATCCTTTAAAAAGACGTGGTGCGGAATTTATACGCACATCAGGAGGTGTAGGTGTAGGTAAGGCGAAGAATGCTGCTATACAGAATCTATTGGATAAGGATTGTGATTATATTATTCTTGTTGAAGATGATATGAAATTTACTGGTAATTTGTTTGCAGAGTATATACGAGCTTATAAGACGACTGGCATTCATCACTTTATGTTTGCATATCATGGTCCTGCTAATAAAGCTGGTATTAGTTACGGTAAGCCGGTACCTAGGTTGGTTTTCGATTACGGTCCATTTGATGAAGTACGTATCGCCCTTAATCAGCATTGTGTTGGTGCTGTTACCTTCTATACGAGAGAATCTTTAGAAGAGGTTGGTTTATATGATGAAAACTTTACTAATGCATTCGAGCACGTTGATCATTCTTATCAATTAGCCAAAAATGGTTTCAGTACACCGTACTGGTGGTGGGCAGATATTGCCAACAGTTTAGATTTTGTACAAGAGCAGAAGTGTTCAGAAGACTCTTCAGCTATTAGACCACGATCAGATTGGCAATCTAACATTCAACAAGCAGCACAATATTTTATGAAAAAGAATAATGTATCGCCAGTGAAAGTCCCTGATACTCCACAGCAAGAAGTTGTAGAGATTATTAAACGTTATCAAAAAATAATTAATGAAAAAAGATCTAAAAGAAAAGCTAACGTTTCTGATAGCCGCTAAGGTAGATCATGAAGATCGTATTCGTAATATTCGAACGACTTTATCTTATCTACGGCATCATTTTGATGCTAATATTGTTATTAGCGAACAGGATACATCAAGTAAGCTACACGATATGTGTAAGGCTTTTAAGTGTCGTCACATCTATATTGAAACAGATGAATTTTTTAATAGGCAGCGAGGAGTTAACCTTGCAGCAAAAGAGGCAACTACTCCTGTTATTGCTCATTATGATGCCGATATTCTCTTAAGACCTGAACAGATTGTTGGAGCTACTGAAGCAATTATAAATAAACGAGCACAATTAGTATATCCATACGATGGAAACTTCTACGATGTACCGGAAACGTATTTTGATATTATTAATGAAACAAAAGATCTCCGCAATGTAGATTTAAATGATTGCACTCTATTTAATCCGCATTCAGTAGGTGGGGTTGTAATGTTTGATAGAGAGCATTATTGGAAATGTGGTGGAGCTAATGAGCATTTTAAGAGTGTTGGTTATGAAGATAATGAAATTAATGCTCGATTTAAAATTTTAGGTACTAAAATTATGCGTACGCAATGGCCATTATGGCATCTTACACATGCTAGAGGGGATACTTCCTTTAATCATAACCCATATATTAATTTTAATAGAGATTATTGCTTGGAAATTCAGAATATGAATAAAGTAAAGTTGCAAGAGCATATCGATCAATGGGACTGGCATAAAGATATTTTAGTAGGATGATAACTTCGACGAGGGTAGGAAGATATGGAAACCTCTGCAATAGCATGTTTCAGTTTGCAGCTGTATTGGGTATGGCCAAAAAATGCAATTATGAAGTAGCAATACCTCATAATAAAACGTATTATGATGTAAATTATGAATGTAATAATACATCTATCTTTGATGGATTTGATATTAGCATACCAACTCTAGAATCAAAAACCTCAACATTTACAGAAGTTGAGTTTCCATTTCATTATGTTGATCATAAAGTGGACGACTTTACAGATATGGTTGGTTATTTTCAGTCTGAACGTTATTTTGAAAATGCTATAGAGGAAGTAAGAGCTCAATTTCAATTTAAACAAGAGATTAAAGATAGAATTGATCTTAGCAAATATCCAGAACCATCTAGATGTACGTCTCTGCATATTAGATTAGGGGATTATATGAAAAAGAGACATCACCATCCTGTGTTGCCTCCCTCTTATTGGCGAAATGCTGTTAAAAAGGCAGGCTTAGATCACATTGTTATTTTTTCAGACGATAGTGAGCATGCTAAACGAATGTTTGGTGAATCAGATCAGATAGTTTATTCAACAGAGAAAGACCCGTTTGAAGCGCTCTACCACATATCATTATGTAGAAATAATATTCTTTGTAACTCAACGTTCGGTTGGTGGGGAGCATGGTTAGGTGAAAATAAGTCAATTGATAAAGTTGTTGTAGCTCCGGAAATATGGTTCGGACCCGGGCATAATTCCTTCAACCCTAAAGATATTATTCCAAACAGATGGCTAAAGCTTTAAAAATATATTTACAAGATTCTGCTTTTGCGCATTGTATATTTTCTAATAATCCAATGCCACCTAAGCAGCTTACAGATAAAGTTGAATGGGTAAGAGAGGATACGTATAGTTCTGAGGATATTGTTGTCTGGACAGATATAGATATTCCATCTGCACTTTACAGACCTAGTTCAAACATTGCATGGTTGATAGAGGCGTGGGATCACATACCACACTTGTATAATTTTGTTCAAACAAATTCAAATAAATTTAAAGCTATCTGGACTCATGATAAAGTTCTTTTAGAAACGTGTCCTAATGCTGTTAAATTACCTTTTGGTGGTTGTTGGATTGATGAGTTTGATTGGGGTATACATAGTAAAACGAAAGAGTTTTCGATTATTGCATCAGCAAAAAGGCAGCATCCTGGCCACATTCAACGTCATCAAATTATTGCTGGTGTGGACAGTAGAGTGGACGTATTCGGTGGAGGCTATAAATTTTTAAAAGATAAAATTGAGGGGCTTAGAGATTATAGATATCATTTTTGTATAGAGAACATTAAACGTGATTATTGGTTTACTGAAAAACTTATAGACTGTTTTGTAACTGGTACTATACCTTTATACTGGGGATGCCCCTCTATCGGTGATTTTTTCAATACAGACGGTATGATTTGTTATGATGAGGTAAAAGAGTTACCTGATATCTTGCAAACTTGTAATAAGGAATTATACTTAAGTAAAATGGACGCTATAAAAGAAAACTTTGAATTAGCTAAAAAGTATCGACTAGCGGAAGAAACAATACCAGATATTATATGAAAATATTAGTTACAGGAGGAACAGGAATGGTTGGTCAACATCTACAAGAGATGTTCGCGCCGGATGAAATTTGGCATGGTAAGGTTATATTTGTTGGTTCAAAGGATTATAATCTTACTAAAAAGCTTGATGTAAGAAATATGTTTGCAAAGTATCAACCTGATACAGTAATTCATCTTGCGGCTAAAGTTGGTGGTATTCAAGATAATATAGCAAACCCAGTAGAGTTTTTACAAGATAATCTCTTAATAAATTCTAATATAGTTCTAGAAGCACAAAAATATAATGTAAAGAAATTTATTGGTATTGGCAGTACGTGCGCTTATCCGGATAAAGTAGAAAATTATCCAATGACTGAAGATATGCTTCATATAGGAGAACCTGCTTCTTCTAACTTTGGGTATGGTTATGCAAAAAGAATGCTTACAGTACACCTTAAAACTATACGTGAAAGTAAAGGGTTAGATTATTTTACAATCTTTCCGAGTAACTTGTATAGTGAGTTTGATAATTTTGAAGATGATACAAAGGCTCATTTTGTGACTGCACTACTAAGGAAGATTAAAAATAGTGATGGTACTGTTCCTTTATTAGGTACCGGTACACCTTTACGTCAATTTATTCATGCTGAAGATCTCGCAAAGATTATTATGAAATGTCTTGATAGAGTAGTTAAGACAGACTTTAATGTTTGTGATGATAATAAATCAATTAGAGATATTGCTGGCGCTGCTCTTTATGCTACTTTTAATAAACATCTTGAATTAAAATTTGATAATGATAAGCTTAAGGATGGTCAATATAGAAAGGATTGCTCTAATAAAAAGTTGCTAGAACTTTTTCCAGGATTCCAATTTATTCCTCTTGAAAATGGGCTGCAACGAGTTTATAATGCTCTTTAGATGAATACGGTTGAGCTTTTAGGACATTATGGATCAGACGAAATAATCGCATGTAGTGCATGGACGTCAACTAGTAGAGAATTAGATGAAAAGAAGAGAGAGAGAATTCCGAAGCTCATCAACATGCTTTGGCGCGAGGGACACGAAACCCCTTTTGAGAAGGGTAGCGTCCATTTCCTTGTTGATTGTGATATTGCCAGTCATATTCATTTACTTAAGCATAGACTATCTTCGCTTAATGCTGAGTCAGCGCGATACAAAGAATTAAAAGAGGATAAGACCTTTATTCCGGACGATTGGCCAGAAGAATGGAAGATAGAACTTGAAGTTTATACGGCAGCAGGCAATACTTTATATCATGAGGCTATTAAAGCGTTAGAACCGTCTCTTGGACGTAAAAGAGCTAAAGAAAGTGCGCGCTTTTTTAAGACCTATAATAGTAAAATTCAATCTGATATTATGTTTAACATGAGAAGTTTTGCTAACTTTCAAAAGCTTCGTAATAGTGAGCATGCTCAAAAAGAGATTCGTGAAATTGCTCAACAAATGATTGATCTTGTTAGGGGAATACCTGATAATCCTTTTAAGCATACACTTGCAATCTGGGAAAAGACGTTATAATAAATCTATGGCAATCAATCTAGTATCAGATACTATTGATAAAGAAGACGTCGCTAATTTAGTCGACTGGCTCACTCAAGAGGAAATCCCACAACTTACTAAAGGTCCACTTACTAAAAAATATGAAACTAAATTCTCTAACTGGCTTGGTACTGCCAACTCTGTGTTTGTCAATTCTGGTTCATCCGCTATTTTGCTTGGTCTTACTGCTCTCAAGTTTGGAGGAAAGCTAAAAAATAATAAGATTGTTGTTCCAGATGTTAGTTGGGCTACTGATGTAAGTACTCCTCTTATCCTAGGAATGGAAACTCTTATTGTTGATTGCAATCAGGAGGATCTTTCAGCAGATCTATATCATCTTGAGTCAATTTTTAGAGAGGAGAAGCCAGCGGCATTTATTCTAGTATCTGTTCTTGGCTTAGTTCCAAATATGGATCGAATTGTTAATCTTTGCAAAGAGTATGATGTTTTATTAATTGAAGATACCTGTGAGAGTATGGGTTCAGAGTATAAGGGTCAAAAGCTTGGAACCTTCGGATGTATGAGTTTTTTCTCTACTTACTTTGGGCATCACATCTCAACCATTGAAGGTGGTATGATTGCTACTAACGATAAAGAAATTAATGATCTGCTTCTTATGATACGATCACATGGTTGGGATAGAGACCTTGATGAAGCAACTGCTAAAGAACTTGCAGAGAGAAATAATATTAAAGACTTTGATAGATTGTTTACTTTCTATCTACCTGGTTTGAATGTGAGAGCTACAGATCTTCAAGCGAAGATTGGTCTTAATCAAGTAGATAAAATTGATAGATTTGCAAAGATTCGGAATAATAACTTTCATAATTATAATGATTGGTTAAAATATTCGTCTAATATATTTACACCAACTGAAAGAGAAGGTGATTTTGTCTCTAGTTTTTGTTATCCAATTATTTTACAAGAACGTGATAAGTGTATTGCCGAGCTAAAAGCTAATGATATTAATTGTAGACCACTTATTGCTGGATCACTAACAAGAAGTCCAATGTGGAAAAACTTCGGTGGGATGGAGGTTAACAATCCTAATGCAGAAACTGTACATGAATATGGTTTTTATGTACCTAATCATCAAGGTATGAGTGATCAGGAAGTGGAACAAATTTGTAACATTATTAAAAAATATTAAAATGAAAACAGCACTAATAACTGGTATTAACGGTCAGGATGGTTCTTATCTAGCAGAGCTTCTTCTTGATAAGGGTTATGAGGTTTGGGGAACAATTCGTCGTAATTCTTCACCAGAATATAATACAACAAGAGTAGATCATATTTTTAGTCGAGTTAATATGGTCTATGCTGACTTAACTGATATGTCATCAATAGTTAGTGTGTTGCAACAGGCTGAAGGTCCTGATGAGATTTATAACTTAGCCGCGCAATCTCATGTTCGTGTTAGTTTTGATGCTCCGATATATACAGCTGAAGCTACTGGTCTCGGTACATTAAATTTACTTGAAGCAATTAGACTAACTTGCCCTAGTTCAAGAATATATCAAGCGTCTTCAAGCGAAATGTTTGGTAATAATATTGATAAAGATGGATTTCAGAGAGAAACTACTCCTATGGATCCGGTAAGTCCTTATGGTTGTGCGAAAGTTTTTTCATACAATATTTGCAATAACTATCGTAACAGTTATGGTATGCATATTAGTAATGGTATTCTATTCAATCACGAATCACCGAGACGCGGTATTAACTTTGTAACTAATAAAGTTGTTAACGGAGCTGTAGATATTAAGAATCGTCGTGCTAAAGAGATTGTACTAGGAAACTTAGAATCAAGCCGGGATTGGGGACATGCTAAGGACTACGTTAAAGCAATGTGGTTAATGCTTCAACAAGACGAGCCTGATAATTATGTATGTGCTACTGGTGAAACGCATACAGTACAACAACTTGTTGATTATACATTTAATGCTTTAGGTATTTCAACTGATCTAGTTAAAACATCACAAAAGTTTGAACGGCCAGAGGAACTTCACCTACTCAAAGGAGACTCAACTAAGCTAAGAAACAAGCTTGGCTGGAAGCCAGAATATAGCTTTGAAAAAATGCTCGATGAAATGATTTGGGTTGCTGCTAATAAAGATAATAAAGCTGTTGAAACTTACAAACTTTAAAATGTTTATATCACATCGCGGTAATTTAAATGGCCCAAATAAAGACGTTGAAAATCATCCCGACTACCTGATTGAAACCTTACAGCAAGGCTATAATGTAGAGACAGATGTATGGTATCTTAAAGGTAATTACTATTTAGGACATGACTTACCTCAATATAAAATACAGATAGATTTTTTACTACAGCATAAATTGTGGTTGCATTGTAAAAATAATGCCGCATTTGTAAACTTATTAGAAGCAAAAACAAACTGCTTTTTCCAAGAAAGTGATTTAGTTGTATTAACAGGTCATGGTTATAAATGGTACCATTCTGATAGTATAGATATGAATATTGAATATGATAGTAAAAGTGTTGTTGCAATTCCCAATCAACAATATAATATTAAAGATATTAATATTTGTTCAGATTATTTACTATGATTAAATTACTTATTTTAGATGTAGATGGTGTTCTTACCGATGGTAAGAAATACTACGATAATACAGGATTGGCAAAGTATAAAACGTTTTGTGATAAAGATTTTTCAGCTATTAAGAAATTTAAATCTGCTGGTGTAGAAGTAATTTTTCTTTCAGGGGATACTAATATTAATGAGTCAATTGCAAAAAATAGGTTAATAGATTTTTATGCATCTAGAGGTGTATGTAAAAGCGCTTTCATAAACATATTTAAAAGTACATATGATATATTACCTGATGAAATGTGTTATGTAGGTGATGATATTTTTGATTTAAATATTATGAAAGAAGTTGGGTATAGTTTTTGCCCCTCTGATGCTGTTAAAACAATTCGGGAATATTGCTGCGGTAATATTTTGAATAGAGTTGGAGGAGATAATTGTTTAGATAAGTTATTTGATGTATGTGAAAGTAGAAATATAATACCTCCTTTTGATGAAGAATTATTTTATAATTTAGATAAAGATGACAAGTTCTAACGTTACATTATATGGCCATTTGACATATGATACTATTTTTGATGGTAATAAATCTTACGAAACAATTGGTAGTGTAGGTAACGTCTGGAAAGCTTTTATTAATTTTTCAAATAATATTAATGTTAGAATAGAACCAACGGAAATAGGAGAGGCTTTAATTTATGTCGATAAGGAAAAAGTTCGTCGAGCTTCGACAGCTACATTATCTGTAAAGACTAGAACCCCCTTCATACAAATATCGGATTGGTCACATATATTATACCTTAACCAGCTCAATGATTTAAGTTTTGTTAAAGAGGTATCCTTAACAAGTAAAAAAATATCTGCGGATATTTGTGCTGGTAACCCCCTTAAGGACTTGCAAGTTTTAAAGTATGTAGATTTACTTTTTATATCTGATGAAGACTTATGGATGCCTATAGAAGAACTCCGTAAATATGTTAAAGGTGATATACTTGTACATTATACATCTGGTAGCACATATTATGGGCAAGATACATTCTCAACGAAAGTAGAAGATATTTTGAAAGGTGTAAATATTCTTGGAGCAGGTGATACTTTTGCTGCAGCTACTATTACTAATTTGATTAGTAAAAAACCTGTTAAAGAAGCAGTTGCAATTGCACATTCTATGACATATAATTTAATTAAGAAGAATAATGAGTAAAGTTAATATTTTAATACCTATTGCTGGTAAAGGACAGAGGTTTGTAGACGCTGATTATGCAATGCCAAAACAACTTATAATGGTAGGTGATACGCAAATGATTGATTTAAGTCTTGAGTCAATTGATAATAAGGATGAGTGTAATCTTATTTTCTGTATACGACGTGACCATGTAAGTGATTACTCGCTCGATACTATTTTAAAACAACGGTATGGTGATGATATTAAAATTATTATTTTAGATAAAATTACCCGGGGTTCTGTAGAAACATGTTTAATGGCTGAAGATCATATTAATAATGATGATCCACTGTTAATTTATACTTTAGATGTTTTCTTTGAACCGTTCTTTGACCCGATAAAAATTGATACCTCGGTTGATGGTACTATTCTTACATTTAAAAGTAATAATAATGGATATAGTTATGCAAAATTAGATGACAATAATTTGGTTACACGAACTGCTGAAAAGGAAGTTATAAGTGAGAATGCTGCTGTGGGAGTGTATACGTTCTCCAAAGGTTCAGATTTTGTAAAATATGCTAAGGTAATGATCGATCAAGATATTACCACCAAAGGAGAATTTTATATCTGCCCCTTATACAATCTAATGATTGAAAACGGCAAGCGTATTACTATTGAAGAGGTTAATAAAATGCATTTGATGGGTACACCTAGTGAGCTTGAGTTTTTCTTAACTCATACACTAGTTAAATTTGGTGATAAACCTATTGCTATTTGCGCAGATCATTCCGGATTTAATCTTAAAAATCAAGCATGTGAGGTTTTAGATGCGCTTGGTATACGTTATGTTGATTATGGTACATTTGTAAATAAAGATTGTGATTATAATGATTATGTTTCACAAGCAGTTGAAGCAGTTAGTCGTGGTTATAGTGATCATGTTATTGCGTTTTGCCGAACAGGTCAGGGGGTTAATATAGCTGGTAATAAATATAAAGGTATTAGAGCAGCATTGATATCTGATGAATATACTGCTGAGCATGCAGTAAGACATAATTGCGCTAATTATTTTTCTATACCAGCGAGAACTGTAGATAAAAAAATGTTCGAACTCATAATTAACATTTTACAAGTAACCACGTTTGATGGTGGTAGACATATTCCAAGAATAACTAAAGCTGAATCAAATGAAAAAGTATAATATAAAGGATATGGTAAATGGTTGGGTAGTTGGCAACTTTGATCCTTCAGTGTTAAAGACTGAAAAATTTGAAGTAGGTTATCATAAGTATAAGAAAGGGGCCCCGACGCAAAATCACTACCATAAAAAAAGCACAGAAATTAATATTGTCGTTTCTGGAGATGTTGAAATAAATGGTGAAAGATTTCGTGAAGGTGAAATATTTGTACTTGAGCCATATACTGTATCAGAGTCATCTTTTCATAAGAATACAGATTTAATTGTGATTAGAGATGCATCTTATACAGATGACAAATATATCGTAAATTAGTAAATATAGTAAATGAATAAAGCTATCGTCATATTTGGTCAGCAGAGATTTGTAGATAAGGGTATATACTCTTTTAGAAAAAATATTGTGGATTTTGAGGAGTATGACATTTTTATCCATACTTGGAAAGACGAAAGTAAAGATGAAAGTGTTATATATGACTTATGGAACCCAACAGATATTATAATTGAAGAACCTAAACCTTTCGACGGGCCTGATTACGAGGTAACTCACAAATCTCTTTTTTATAGTACTAAACGAGGATTTGAACTTTTAAATAAATCAGATAAAAAATATGACGCAGTTATAAGAACAAGATTTGATATGTGTGTTGAAACACCTATCGATATTACAGCTTATGATTTGACACAATCTGCAATATTTTCACCTGATGTTTGTGGTAACCCTGCCGTATTATCTGATTTCTTAATGTTTGGTAGTGGTAATTGCATGAACATTTATCAAGAGATGTTTGATGATTATGAAAAATATAAAAGAGAAGGTGTACATGTTGGTGCTGGAGAAGAAATAATTAACCGAGCTATTTACGATATGGCATATACAAAAGTAAAAACTAACCATGAAGTATATGGTATAAGACCGGTCGGTCATTATTGTTCTACATACTGGACAAACGTTGATAATCCTATAGTAACTAAGTATTTGCCTTCTTGATATAGTACTATATACTAACAGAGTAATGATTATAGAACAAGACATATATGATGGATCTTTAATTCATAACCGATTTGCGTATGAATATTTTCGTAAAGATGTTTCACCCGTCGGTAATATTGTAGCGTTTCGCGCTCCGATGGAAGTTAAAGACAATCTTATTGATTTGGAGGATACTTTAACTGATGATTTTATCTCGTCAAAAGATGCAATTAATTTTTGCTGGGAGATTCCTAATATGTGTCCGTTGGGTGCGGTATCTTTTCAACGTTTATTTAACACTGCAGTAGCGCAAATTATTTCTGAATACATTAAGCTTCCTATTACAATGAAAGGTGATGATCTTATGGTAATAGATAAGTTTACAGGTTCTGATGGTGAAGAGCGTGATCAAGGTAAGGTAAGTGTATCGATTACATATAGTAAGGACAACGTTACTCTTGGTCATACAGCACTTAATATTGATGCAGGTAAAGATGCCCCTGGTTTTGCATACTCTTCAAAGCTATCAGATGAAGACGCGGAAAGTTTTATGATCAAAGTTTGCAATTACTTTAATTACGAAATTAGAGATCAATTTGTAGCTACTACAAAAGTAATTGTATAATGATTACAGGAACAGAGTATTATGGAGTTGATAAAGGCTTCTGTGAATGGAACTATATTCAAGGAGTTATTAAAGAGCTCAACTTTGATAGTGATACGCAGCTCCATGTGGTTAGTATGACCCAGGAATGGGATTATCGCGATAAAGTAGTACTCAATACAAATAAGAGAAACGTTATCATTGGTCTAGCAGACGAGTTTATGACTGATAATGTTCCTCAAGAATGGAAAGATAACGCTACTACATTTAAGGCATATTTATTGCCGAGTCAAGAATGTAATAACGTCCATTCGTTTCCCCTCGGTTATAATAAGAAGCATAAAAAACTTATTAACCGACCTATAAAATATAGACCAATTGATGTATTTTTTGCAGGTCACATGGCGTCAGTAAATAGACAACAATATATGAATCCTGTAATTAATTTCTTTCAGAATATGTCGTCTGATGACAGACCTAAACTAGATTTTAATATATCGAAAGGTTTTAATATGGGGCTAGATGCTGACACTTATTCAGAAAAACTTCATGAAACAAAAGTTGTAGTATGCCCAGCTGGTAATGTAAGTATGGAAACATTTAGACATTATGAAGCTATGAGAAGTGGTGCTGTGGTAGTATCACCAAAACTGCCAAATACAAAAATTTATAAAAAGGCCGCAATCTGTCAAGTAGATGACTGGTCTGGAAATGTTGGTAATACTATTATGGATTTGCTATCTGATCCAGATATGTTACAATTGGTGCAGGATCGGCAGCAACAAACTTATAATAATAGGTTTACTGCAAAATCAGTCGCTAAATATATTAATGAACTTCTTCCAGTTACAAAATAAACTGTTCTACTCTAATAAGAGTAAGCAGCCTGAGCCCTTAGACTCGGAAGGCGAACAAGCATTTGTACCCTTTTTGTTTAATCGATGGCTTACGATGTATAGTAAAGATACAGTTGGGTTTGTTAATGAGACCCTTAATAAATATTGCGGTATTTTTGATACAGATAAGCAAAAAACATATCAAATGTATTATAACTTAATACCACGTTTAAAATTTAAACGAATTAGTTATATCAAAAAGGTAAAAAAAGATAAAGAGAAGCAAGATGAGACTGATCAACTTAAGATGATCGCAAAAAATAAAAATATGTCTGTTAGGGAGCTAGAGATATATAAGAACATGCTTGATTAATTTTTAAGTTAAAGTAAATATAGACATGGCACAAAGAAGTATTGACACTCTTGCAACCCAGAAACATCTTATTGATCTGTCACCTAATAGCGAAGGTGATGTAGGACTATCGGATGAGTATGAACTTACAATGATTTTTGACGATATCTTACTAGTTGAATATGTAGATGATAATGAAACAGGTGAAATTCAGCGTAATGGTATTTTCGTTCCGACCAACGCATTAACGAAGGCTTGGCGTAGGGCTAAGGTTATTCTAGCAGGGCCGAATGCAGAATATACCAAGCCAGGTGATATTGTAATCTTCCCTAATAATCTTGGTGTTACTGTTGCTAATATTGATGTAAATGGCTCTACAATTAAAAGAGGTATTTTTCTAAATGAAGATAGACTATTTGGCATTTGCAAAATAAAGGATGATAATTCAAAGAGTAGCTCTTGATTCACTACTACTTAAAAATGTATGTGAAGTAAGATTTGTACGGCGACGACCTCGTGCGGGTGATAGCCCTGCAAGGCGTATGCTATGCACTAAGTCCTATGAACTTTTAAACTCTGTTAACGGGCGTGTTACTTTAAACTACGCACCTCCAAGAGGTCCGAAAAAAATTAACGAAGCAGCAGAAAATGTTTTAGTTGTATGGGATATTTTAATGCAAGATTATAGAACTATTAATATGAACTCTTGTGATTTAATTCAACAAATTCCGGATAAAGATTTTTGGGAATATTTTAATGAAAACATTTATCCTATGTCACCTGAACAAAAATTTAACTTTATGAATTCATGAATGTATCTCTTGAAATTTTTTCCGATCATATAAAACCATACCTTTTACAAACCGTCGCTATATGTACTGATCGTAAAATTATTAGAAAAGGTAAATTAAGAATTTTTCAAATAAAGCAGCACTATGCTAAATTGACTTTAGAAGATGAAGTAAGGACGCGTATATATGAAATACCGTATCCGTTTGAAATAACTAAACAAGGATCGAAAACTATTCTTTGCTACAAACTTAGCAAATTACTAAATTTTGGAGATTTAGATTTACAGGTTAAGTTTTTAGATTCATCAAAAAAGTCCAAAATATACAATGAAAATTTGTATATAATGCCACTACATGAAGTTGATTTATAGGGTTGATAGACTATAATGATATAGGTGATTAATAACTTATTGCAACACTTTCCACAAGGATACGATCCAAACTCGTCTCAAGTTAAGCTACTTAAAAGTATTGATGAAGCATTCGAGACAGGTAGTAAATTTGTAGTATGTAATGCACCTACAGGAAGTGGTAAGAGTTTTATATCAAAAACATTAGGTAATGTTGCAGAAGAGAGCCCTGATGAATTTCGTCAGCTAGTTACTTCATACGCTGCTTACAAACGTACCCAGAGTGGGTATACGTATCAAGATGAGTGTGATGAGATGCCATCATTTGGTTGTACAGCTTTAACTATTACTAAGGCATTACAAGATCAGTATAAGGAGTTATTTAAAGATACTGCAGTCGTTAAGGGTAAGTCAAACTATCAATGCGCAATAGATGAGCGATATCCGGTTGATGTAGCGCCATGCTTGCATTCTGCTAATTTAAAGGCAGATTGCTGGGCTAAAAATAAGTGTACATATTATGAGGCGAGGAATAAAGCTTTGGTATCGCAGTTTAATACTTTAAACTATAATATGTTTTTTGCTTTACCTAATCACCTTAAGAAAAGACAGTTTTTGATTTGTGATGAGGCTTCAGAGTTAGAAGATCAATTAGTTAAAGAATTTACTTGTAAAATTGACTACAAGTTTCTCGTAAGAATGGATGTTGATATTAGACCGTTGACAAAACGAATGCCGGCAGTTAAATGGTTAACAGAGCTGCAAATCGATCTTACTGATAAAATAGAAGAGATTAAAGATATTCTTGCTGTTAAGAAAACAAATAATAAAAAGGCTATTCTAGATCTTACTACTAATATGCAACGTATAATGAACTTGCAAAGTAAAGTCGGGTTAGTTACCGATTCGTGGCAAGAGTCTGAGTACGTTTATGAAAAGGATGCTACAGGAATTACATTTATGCCCCTTAAGGTTAATAAGTTAGCATATAGATTATTTGATTATGCAGATAAGGTAATCCTAATGTCAGCTACAATTATTGATCCAGATAATTTTTGTAAATCTTTAGGAATTGAAGACTATAAATATGTTGAAGCTGAATCAACGTTTGACCCTAAAAAGGCTCCTATTGTTTGTAATCCAAAGTATAAGTTAAACTATCATACAATGGATAAGTACCTCCCTCGTATTATTAAGCAGGTAGCAGAAATATGTAATCATCATGTAAACGATAAAGGTATTATTCATTCTCAAAATAATAGTATTACAGCTAAATTAGGTACTATGTTATATGGAGATAGATTTTTATATCGCGAGCCTGGTATTAAGAATGAGGATATTCTAGATAAACATATGTCTAGTGTAGATCCAACTGTGCTTGTATCACCGTCCATGTCGTATGGTGTTGACTTAAAAGGAGATCTAGCGAAGTTTCAAATAATTATTAAAGCTCCTTTCTTACCTACCAAGGATGTTAGAATTGAACGAATGATGAAAAATGATTTTGATTGGTATCAAAATAAAATGTTATGCTCGTTGATTCAATCATGTGGAAGAGGGGTTCGTTCTAAAAAGGATACATGTATTACATATATACTGGATGGTACTATTGTGGATAGTATTTTAAGGTCTAAGCATAAGTTACCAAAATACTTCCTCGAAAGATTTGTTTAAGCATTAAATATATACAATGGTTAATTACACCTACAACTTTGAAGTTAAGGATCTCTTAACGCAGTTTGTAGCAGCTTTTGATGACACAGTTATTAAACGCTACGACAAAAATAATAATGCGCGTCAAGAAATCGGTGTTAGGTATGTGTTTGCTCCTAAGCAGCGAATAATGCACGATATAGTTAACAAAGCTAAAAATATAGAACTTCCAGTTGTTGCTGTTAATTTAGCTAGCGTAGCATATGATACGGAAAGAGTTTTTAATAAGCTTGATAATTTTGAAAATTATGCTAACGCTAATTCCGCTTCAGCTATTAGAACCCCCACACCGGTAAACTTAACTGTCAACATGTCTATACTTTGCAGATACATGCAAGATATGGATCAAATTATTTCCAACTTCGTACCATATACGGACCCGTATATAATTTTATCATGGAAAGAGCCAGTATCAGATAATGTTAATAATTCTATAGAAATTAGATCTGAAGTTTTATGGGATAAAAATATTAATTTAAATACACCTACTGAAACAACATATAGTGATAAATTTAGAATTATTGCAGACACATCATTTACTATTAAGGGTTGGTTATTTAGATCGAAAAATGAAAGATCTTCTCCAATTTACTTTATTGAAAATAATTTTGTAAACGTAAGGCCAGACTTTAACTTCAATCAAGGTCTATCGTCTCTAGAATATGAGTCGTTCTATGACTCATTAACATCAGTTGCAGATATAGAAACAATTTCATTATCAGGTATACCTGATATTACAAATGTATACTTTAATACATCTGGTTCTTTATTACCAATTGATAATCCTATCACAATTAAACGGAGTTTATCATCTGGAGGAAGAAGTTATACCTTTTATGGTGATAACTATGATAGAACAGAGTTTATAATGCTCAGTTCAAACAGCGCTATTACAACAGGTTTCACAGCAGTAAATACAACTTATACAGGTGAAGTGAGCGGCTACATTCTACCAAATAGTCAGTGGAATGTACTTAATAATCAAATCCTTAACATCATGATACCAGCTCTTACTGCTTCTGGTAAATTTGATGTTATTGTCAAAAACCAAGCGGGATGGAAGACTTCAGCAGAAATAGATGGCTTCCACTTCACCGCAGAATAAATAACTAAAGATGGCTGATACTTCTCCAACAAATGACGGTAGAGCTGCTACGTTTGGCAGAAATCTAGTGAGTTATATCTCAAATAGATTACCGTACGCAAGTCAACAAGACGATCAACTCAATACGAAGTATAAGTACTTTGCAAAACATGGTACACAAAGGGCAGAAGCGTTAGCGAAAGCATCCGTTACATCTTCTAACCCGTACAATAATATACCTATCGGTGATTTTGGTAAAGATGGTTCTTTCCAGGATGTAATGTACGCATCTCTAGATGCTAATAAAAGTGGTCGGTTACGCGACTATCGTATTATGGCAGCTTATTCTGAAGTATCAGATGCTTTAGATGAAATCTGCGACGAGTGTATTAATATTGATGAAAGTGGACGCGCAGCTAAAATTCACTACGAAAATATTGATCTTTCAGTAGATGATAAGAAAGGGTTAGATGAAGAGTTTGATAAATATGTTGATTTTTTCGAACTTAGATCAAAAGGTTGGCAGTATTTTCGTCAGTTGTTAGTTGAAGGTGAAGTCTTTTTTGAGCTTATTTTACATGAAGATTATACTCAAGAAGGTGTTTTAGGGTTAATGAATATTCCAGCGGAAATTGTCGACCCCGTTTATAACAATATTCAAAATATGCTTGTTAAAGGGTATATTTACAAAAAGCCAATTTTTAGCACCACTCAACCTGAAAAAATAGAGAAAACTGAAATGATTCCAATGGAGCAAAATCAGTTAATTTATGCTAATTCAGGTGTATATAACGATACAAAGGATTTTGTAGTACCGTTTTTGGAGAATGCACGTCGACCATATCGTCAACTATCCTTAATTGAAGATGCAATTGTTATTTACCGACTAGTGAGGGCGCCAGAGCGTTTAGTATTTAACGTCGATGTTGGTAACATGGCGCCACCTAAAGCAGAAGCTTATTTGCGCAAGCTTATTCAGAATTACTGGTCTAAAAAGACGTTCGATAATGATCAAAGTAGTGTAGTTAATAAGTTTAATCCACAATCAATGCTTGACGCGTTTTGGTTTGCTAAGCGTCAAGGGTCTGAGGGTACTTCTGTTACACAGCTTCCAGGAGGTGCTAACCTTGGAGAGTTAGCTGACTTAATGTACTTTATTAAGAAGCTGTATCGATCACTTAAAGTACCGGCAACACGTATTGATCCAGAAGATCGTACAGTTGATCCATCAAGTATCTTACGGGAAGAACTTAAGTTTGCAAAGTTTATTATTAGGCAGCAGCAGCGGTTTGCGACTGCAGTTAAGAGAGGATTTATTACCCATCTTAAATTAAAGGGCTTATGGAAAGAGTTAGAGTTGGTTGAAACTAATCTAGAGGTTATCTTCAACCCACCAACTAACTATTTTGAAATGCGTGAGTCTCAGAAGTTAGAGCTTAAGGCTGGTAACTTTAATACCCTTGCGAGTAATGAATTTATATCTGTTACTTATGCACAGAAAAAGTATCTTGGTTGGAAGGATCGTGATATTCTTGCTAATAGAGAGTTCCTTCGTAAAGATGCTGAAATGCAATGGGAGTTATCTCAGATTCAAGCTGCGGGACCAATGTGGAAAGAGCAGCTAGCTGCCACCGCAGGAGCTGAAGCAGAAATTGGCGGCGAAGGTGGTGGTGTTGCAGGTGGCGGGGATGGTGGTATTCCTGAGTTTGGTGGAGGTGGTGCAGCAGATACAGGAGAAGCTGATACAGCAGATGCAGGAGCAGAAGAATTAGATGCCGCAGCTGACCTAGGGCCGGATGCAGGAGCTGATACGTAAACACCAAAAAAGCCGCTCCTAGGAGCGGCCTTGTTAAATTAATATCAATTATAGACTATCGTCCCAAACCAAGATAAGGTTAGAGCCACGATTTTCTAAAATTTGAGTGAGTACAGCACCACTAGTAGGTACTACAGTAGTATTGATAAAATCTGCGAGATAAGCCTCAGTGTAACGACCATCTGGTTGCCCACTTGTTGCTGGAACTATAGTTACTTGGTAAGCCATATCAATATTTAATACTTTGTATCTTATATACCATAACTTTTAGGTACCTTTTTTGAGGTAGTGGATTAAATAATTGTATGGCATCTGCATGTGAAATAACACCTCTTTCAGCTTTCCTATCAACTAATCTTAATAATAAAATTGAAACGTATAATAGATTAGGTGATAGAATTAAAAGAGCTTTAGGCTATCCTGTTGTATCTTTAGAGATACATTCCGACCAGCTTAATGAAAATATTCAAATCGCAGTTGAATATTATACACGGTTTGCTGGTTATACACGTGAATACATGATTTTTGATTCTAACTTATATGAGACAAATAAAGGTATACGATTAGATCTTCTTTATACTCTTGCGAATACTGACTTAGATACAACTGCTAAAAAAATTGCAGGTACCAATCCACTAGGACCAAGTTCAGAGTTTTATGGTGAGACGCCTGATATTGTTTATACTGCTGAATCAGATGTATTATCATCTGTGTTCGCGAGTTCATCTGCTTTATCGGCAGACTTTGCAGATGGTGTTAATGAAGGAGAATTATTCGATCACACGCTCGTTAATACATTAACAACCTTTGACGAATCTTTATCTGGTACGTTTATTGCTAATCAAAGGCGCACATTATCACGTGGAGGGTCTACTAGTAGTATGACAACGTATCAAAATGTATATGATTATGATATAATGGATTACAGAAAGGTTATAGCTGTTACGGACTTTGAAGAAGGTTCAAATACTGGTATTAATACATTATTTACTTTAGAGCAGACTATGGCACAACAAACGTACTTCTCATATGCTATGGGTAATTATGGATTTGATCTAGTGTCTTGGTATACTCTTAAAGAATTTATTGATACACGCGAAAAAATGCTAGCCCTTAAACGAGATCTTGTATTTGATGAGCGGTCTCAATACTTAAGAATTTATCCGCAACCAAAACATGAGCGCTTTTACGGTGTAGTTTCCACTTATTTAGAGCGTTCAATACGTGATGTAATTAAAGAGCAGTGGGTGTATGAGTATGCATTAGCCCTATCAATGGTTACTATCGGTCGAGTAAGAGGTAAGTTTGGTCAGGTTAGTTTACTTGGTGGAGGTTCTCTCAACTATGATTTATTGCAAGAAGGTCAGCAACGTAAAGCAGAGCTTGAAGAAGAGCTTATGACAGGGGCAACATCTGGATTTGGTAGTAATGATCCTGTTGGATTTATTGTTGGTTAATGAATAAAAACAAAAAATATCGCCAAGGTTTATTTGTACCTAATAATAAAGATAAATTTATTGGGGAACGGGCAGTGTATAGATCTGGTTTAGAGTTAAAATTTTTTAGGTTTTGTGATAATAATCCAAAAGTATTAAGGTGGGGATCTGAAAATATTAAGATACCATATTATAACCCACTAACTAAAAGAACGCATAGGTACCATGTAGATAATTACGTTGTTATAAAGGAAGGTGAAAAAATTACAAAATATTGTGTTGAGATAAAGCCATACAATCAAACAAAACCACCAACAACTAAATATAGAAAGCGTGAGCATCTCATATACGAGCAAAAGCAATATGTAACTAATCAAGCTAAGTGGGCAGCCGCGAGGAAATATTGTGATGGTCGTAACTATAAATTTTTAATTTTAACAGAAAAGGAGATTTCATAAGCTTTTGACATAAATATACGTATGTCAGTTAAACTAAATCTTGTTTGTGAGAATCCAGATATCGTAGATCAGTTTGAAGTCTTCGAAGAGCAGACCAACAAGGACAGTGCAAAATCTCTTTTTATTAAAGGTCCTTATATGATGGCTGAAGGAGTAAATCGCAATAAGCGTTTTTACCCACGTAATGAACTCGAGCGTGAAGTTGCTTCATATAATGAAAATTTTGTAAAGCCAGGTCGTGCTATGGGTGAGTTAAATCACCCTTCATCTGCAGATGTTGATCTTGAAAGAGCATGTCACATGGTGACTGAGCTTACGCAAGATGGTAACGTTTTTTATGGTAAGTCAAAAGTACTTACAACACCATGTGGACAGATTGTTCGTTCACTAGTTAATGATGGTGTTAAAGTAGGTATGAGTTCACGCGCGCTAGGTACTTTGGAGGAGAGTAGTGAGTATAACACCGTTCGTAATATGAAGCTTGTAGCTATAGATTGCGTTGCCGATCCATCATATCCGAAAGCTTTTGTTAATGGTATCTTAGAATCTAAGCAATGGGTACTTGCTGAAGATGGTAAGTATGAAGAAATTTATGATAAATTTGAAAAGAGTATTGCTAAGCTTCCAAAGAGAGAAGTTGAGAAATACCTTCTCGAGCGCATTATGACATTTATTAATAAGATTTGATTAACATTTTAACCTGAATAAATAACAATATGTCTAAAGAAACTAAAGAAACATCTACAAAAGACAAAATAATTAAGTTTATTGATGCTATTTCTGGCGAAAACTACGCAGTCGCTAATAAATATTTACAGTCAGCTGTTCAAGACAAGATCGAATCACGAATTCGTCAAGCAGCAGAAAAACCACTCTTTTAATTATGAATAAAGAATTACTACCAACAGAACTACAAGATGCTCTTACTGAAGAATCAGTTGGAACAATCGAGACTGCACTTAAAGAGAAAGTTGAGCTTTCTGTTGAAGCTGCACTGGCGGGCCAAGATGAACTTTATGCTGAAAAACTTGAGGCTCTTATCAATCAAATTGATAAAGACCATACAGTTAAGATGCAACAGATTGTCGAAGCTGTAGATAAGAACAATGCCTCTAAGTTAGGCAATGTTATTAAAAAATATGAAACAGAACTTAATGAGAGTGCTTCTACATTTAAAGAGACACTTGTTGAGTCTATTTCTAATTATATTGAAGAATACATTGACGAAGCAGTTCCAATGACTTCAATTGAAGAAGCAACTCGTAATAACACGGCTCTGACCGTTCTTAACAATCTTCGCTCAACACTTGCAGTTGACTCGTCACTTATGGCTGAGTCAGTTAAGACAGCAATTGTTGACGGTAAGAATGAAATGGACGAGCTCAAAGCTGAAATTGCTGAACTTAAGAAAACTAACGAAACTCTTAATGAGAATTATAATCAGGCTAAGTCTGCTGCATTCCTTGAGAATCGTTGTGCTAAGTTTAGTGGTAAGAAGTCTGCTTATCTTAAGAAAGTTTTATCAGATAAGTCTCCAAGATTTATCGAAGAGAATTTCGAATACACTGCACGTCTCTTTGACCGTAAGGAAAAAGAGCAACTTGAAGTTATTCGTGAGGAAGCAATCAGCAATCGCACTGTGAAGGCTGATGCTCCAAAAACAGTTGTTGAGGAGAAAGCTAAACCATCAGTACCATCAAACCCTTATCTTGAAGGGCTGGACTTGATGAAGTAATTTAGTTTGATTCATAAACATTGAGGCATTCGGTGCCTGAGTCATTTGGGGTTACCCCATTACATTATAAACAAAAATATATTAACTTAGAAAATTATGAATAAACCACAATCATTTATTGATAAAGATCGCGCTAATGCCCTCTTGGAAAAGTGGGCTCCAGTGCTTGATTATACATCCGATTCCGTTAAGGCAATCGACGATGCTCACACCCGTTTAAACACGGCTGTTCTCTTGGAGAACCAAGAGAAATGGTGCTTGGAAGAGTCTAACTCCGCTGGTGGCGGTGCCCTTGGTGGTGCTGCACAAGGCGGTGTTCAGTTCAACCCAGCTTCGCAAATTGGATCCGGTGATACTTACGCACCTAACGATGCTCGCCTTCCTAAGGTGCTCATCCCGATGATCCGTCGTACATTCCCTGAGCTCATTACTAACGATATCGTTGGTGTTCAGCCCATGAGTGGCCCAGTTGGTCTTGCATTCGCTTTGCGTTATGCTTACCAGTCTGATTCACTTGGTACTGGTGTCGATGGTAAATCTACTCCTTCCGAAGGAGATGGTGTTCCATATAATGGTTCAGCTAGCCTTCCGAACGCGGAACTTGGTTATCAGCTTCTTGATACTCGTTTCACTGGTGCATCCGGTGACAACCAGCTTTCAGGTGCTACTGGTTACTGGGATTTCAACGGTAACGACCAAGGTGTTGCACAGATTCTCTCTGCTTTTGAGATTACTGGTAACATCCCGCAGGTTGAAGTTAAGTTCGAAAAGACAGCAGTTGAGGCCGGTACACGCCGCCTTGGTGCTCGTTGGTCCGTTGAGCTTGAGCAAGACCTTAAGAACATGAACGGCATCGACATTGACGCTGAGATCACTAATGCAATGAGCTACGAGATCCAAGCTGAAATCGATCGTGAGATGCTCATGCGCATGATCCAAGCTGCACTTGGTGCTGGTTATGGTCCAGGTTTCTCGGTCTGGTCACCTGCTTCTGCAGATGGTCGCTGGCTCGTTGAGCGTAACCGTGACTTCTATCAGCGTTTGATTATCGAAGCTAACCGCAT